CTGTTTCGGACATAAATTAGTGACCCTCCAGTTGGCTTGCAGCGATTTGTAATTTGTGAAATTCCTCTTGTAAGTGCTCGATCTCAGCCGTCTTGTCCTGCTCAGGGGATGCGGATGGGTTGAGGTATTCATGAAAGCCTTTGGGCTCCTTCTTCGCATCCAAATCGGCTTGCAGCGATTTGTAGGCGGCGGCGCGTTTTGCTTCATCGGACTTTTGCGCGGCAATGGACGCCGCTTTCTGTTCCGCAACCGCCTTTTCCGCGGCTTCCTGTTCGGGTGTTAGTTTCATGGTGTGTTCCTAGGTGGTGTTGAAAGTTGAACGTCGAAATAAAGCTCTTTGATGTCGTAACCCTTTAATTCATCGCGGTCTGTGGCGATGTCGCGGCTGGGGCGCGTGGCCGGCATGATTGAGCCTGCCACGTTGACGATGTCTGTCGGAACGGTTTTTTCCTTCAAAGCCGCGTGAATCCTCTCGGCCATGAATAGGGCGCTTAACCCGGTCCCCTGCGCGCTCAAATTGATCTCGGGATTCTCGGCAATCAAAATGCAGATCGTGCAAGTGAACCGGCATGATGCGCTCTGGCTTTGATCGGATACAAAGTCCGTTGACATATCCACGGAGATTGAGATTCCCACCCTCGATACTGCCGCGTTGATGGCGCTTACCAGCGTTCCTTTGACCCTGCCGAATATCGAGCTCTGCGGGATTCCGCCCACAATCTCCACCACTCCGGGCGAGGAAAATGTGGTGAGCGGGTTAAAGCCGCTCTGGGCACTAACGAAATCAGGAAAGGTCTGTAGGTACGCCACAAGCCATGCCCGAAAAGTTTCCATGTTGCCGGGAGGATTCATAGCGGGGCAACCCAATCCTCCCAGAGTGCTTCATTGATGCTGGCTTGTATCAGCGGGATATTCTCGGCAATGCCGGTGTGGATCGGAGCCCTGGCCGGAATGTGCATTTCTCGGTCATGCGCCTTCACTGCAATTTCCCCGATGGTCTTTCGCCGGGTGCGCTTCCGGCCGTATTTGTACCGATTCCGAGTGTAGGAGCGAACATGCACCTCGCCATCGAAACCGGCTTCATGGACGCCGGCGTAAGACGCATCGGTATGGATGGCGGTGGTGACGGTGCGGCCTTCGATGACGGGTGGCACCGCCACGGTGGTTGTGGCGAGGTAATGAGTCACGCGACCCAGGCGATGCTCTGATACCGGAAACGGCCCCCTGCCGGTCAATCGGTTCTCTATCGTGGAGAGAGTTATTTTCTTCGTCGCCGCATCCTGGCCCCTGGCGATTGATTGCATTTGCGCCTCTGGATAGGCTTTCAGCCGCGCCAGTGTCGCAATGCTTTTTTCAGTAAACTCAATGGTGATGGTTGGGATCATGCCGCGAGTTCTATGCAATGGCAGTTAATGACGTTCTCAGGGCTGCCTGATTCGTCCCCGGGGTACATGAGTTCCTCACCCATCACTGTGAATGGCTCACCTATTGGCACGGTCTGTCCATGGGCCTCGATATGGGCGGCGCGGGAATTGTCAAACGCGCACAGCCATCGTTTTGACTTGATGGTCGGCGCCTGTAGGAGCCCTTGATGCCGCGCGTACCCATAGGCCGCGGCAGTCTCGGTGCTGGCGATAGTGCGGGCTCGTCCATCCTCAATTCCGGCAAACGCCTTTTTGATGCGGTCGGCGAGTTCGTTGCGGCTATCGCCTTCCTCGCGGCCTTGAAGGTATGCAGCACGTACCTCGTCCCATATCTCTTGTGATGCTCCGGCAAGGAAATTCTGCCGTCCCGCGATAAATCGTTTCACATCGTCGCCTGGGAGGGTGAAGCCAGATTCGGGGGCTTCCCCCTCTCCAAGCTCCTCGAAAAGTTGCGTCCCGGCATCGTCGAGTATCCCGGCGTACTCGCGGGATACTGCGCTCATCAGGCTTTCAGCGAAGTCTTTTTGATCGAAGATTACATGACTGCCATCGTCTTTTGCGTTGGCTTGCCAGGGTTCCCATGGGGTTATTTCCCTCATTTTGCGCAAGGTGTCACGCTGCGCCCACTGAAGGTGAAATTTGATTATGGAATGAAGCCGGTCAATTAAAGGCTGACGCGCCTTCATGTGTGCTTCGTGTAAAGATTTCTCTGGATTTCTAGAGTTCAGAAACTCTCGGGCGTTACGCTGAATGGTAATGGCGCACATCATAGTAGTCCGTTTAATTGAAAACGGTCGAGAGAGTAGGGACTTCCCATCAATTTATTAGTAACTACATCAACGGCGCTTTCGGCTTGCATTTCGGCGTCACCGTCCGGCGTGTCTGGTTGCTCGAATCGAGTCTGGTTATCCTCAATTTCCTTGAGCCTCCTGTCATCACGCCGCTGATCCTCCCGCTCGTCCTCCGTGAGTTCATAGGGTATGCGTTTTTTGAGTTCGCGAATACAAATTCGTACCGCCAACCGCTTCAAACTATTCGGTATTTTGGTGGCATCCTGGTCGAGTTCATTGCCCGCGCTGATTCGAGCCCGTATTTCAGCAATTGCATCCGCTATAACCTCCGTTGCAGGGTTATTGCCAGAACCGATGCTCTGGCTTATCGCGGTCAGCACAAACTCTTGCCTGCAATTCGCAAGCAAATCGTTTTGCGTGATGGTAGTCCAGTTCGCCATTGTGGTATGCGCTCATTTCAACCCCCGGGCCCGGGAAAGGGCTCGGGGGTTGCTTATGAACGAATCCGCTTAGGAAATCGTGAACTGGTTCAAGCCAAGCGTGGAGACCACGCTAATCAGCTCGTAATGTTCGACGGTGATGTCCACCAGCTTGCTTGTGACCTGCTGGACGTACACGCGCCAGGGGCCGCCGCTATCAGTCATGCTGTAAAACCGTTTCACGTTCGTTGGGTCTTCCACGTCAACGCCATCCAATGCGTAAAGCATCAGGACGTAGTTACCTAAAACCTCGGCGAGCGCGGCGCCCGCGGAGCTGTATCGCTCACGGCTCACGTAACCCATGACGCCTCCAAGCCAGTCGCCCACCTGTTGCGGAGTCAATGCCGCATTTGCGTAGGCGCCGGCCACATTCTGCGATCGATACCCAGTGAGGCGCTTGCTCCACGCGGAATCGCCCCACATGACGCGGTTGGGGCGGATGCCGCCGGCGCTGGTGGCGGTGACAAGTTGCGTGTTCACGTCATTGTCAGGATCCGGGCTTCCGCTGCTCCACGTCTTGTTGTTGTTTGTGGCGCCCGCTGAAATCAGCGTAATGGCACGACGGAGCGAGTTGCGCAGGATGCGGCGTTTCAGCTTCTCCACGATACGCGCCTGGTAGGCTGGAAGCCCTCCGGCAAGCGGGCTATTCGGGTCAGCCACTTCATCCAGGTCAACACGGATACGGAGACCGCGGTTATCCGTGCGGGCGTGAATTTCAGAGCCCGTGTAGATGACGCTTGGAAACTCCGCGCCGATAGCGCGGAGGTCGTCATAAGTCCCTTCGGACAGAAACTCCTCCACGTTTACCCATGATTTATACGTGAACCGCCGAGGAGTTGGGACCGGCGGAGCCAGAAAATCAAGGGTGGCCTCGATGTTGTTTGGGTCGCGCCATCCAATCGCATAATTGGTTAGCGGCTCGTCGAAGTATTGCTGAGTAAGGATCGATTCGTTGGCGAAACAGATTTCGCCCGGACGGATTGAGTCATTCGCGGCTGGTGCATTCGCGAGTTCAGCCTTGAACCCGCGCTCCGCCGCCGCGATGCGGGACATAGCCGCGCGATGGTTCTGGCGAAATTCCCCGTATGTCATGGGAGCCACGGTTGGTGCTTTGGTTTTAGCCATAAAATTGATCCCAGTTTACGGGACGTTCCTCCATGTGCCAGGACTCCCGGCGGTGCCGCAAATAATGAGGGTGCCGGAGCTGCTTAGCCCCAGTTGCCCTACAATCGCGTTGGTGCCGGTGGTTCCCGGAAGGGTTCCGGTTGTTAGGAGCTGGGAGGTGCTGCTGACAATGGGCCCGCAAATGCTGTTAAGCGCCCCGTTGCTTCCACCCGTCAGCGCAATGCATCCGTAATTGGTTCCTCCGGCGATGACGGACCATCCATTTGTGCCTCCGGTTCCAGGCAGGTTGAACGCTGCGGTTCCGGTTCGCAGCGGAATAGCCGTATCATATTGGCCAGCCCGAACATGTGGCAGCGCGATCAAGATGGCGATACCAGCCAGCATGAGAACGATTCCAATTTTTTGAAGTGTGTTTTTCATTGGGTTATACTCTGCTTTTAGGGTTAGGCCACGGTGACTTGGAAGGGGAATGAGGGAATCACCTCAATTGAGTCTCCAGACCCGGTGACTGTGCCAACGGCCGCTTTTCCCACCACGTAGTAGGTTCCATTAGCGGCGGTTTTAAGCGAAAGAATGGTGCCCCCGACTGCGGGATAAACGTAGTCGTCAATGTTAATAGTGCCACCGGCCACCATTCGCTCGGTGTCCTGGTTCATCCCCAGCATGACGCCATGAAGCGGATACGAGGAAGGGGCGGTGTCGGTGGTTGGCGTCATATCCCTGACAACGCCAAATGGCACTGTATTCGCCACGTATGGTTGAATGTATTGCTCGCCATTTCCAAGCTGATCTCGGCTGCAAACGAGATATCGCTGGGAGAACGTAACGGTGGGATCGGCGAGTTTGGTGAACTCACCCCAATGGGTTGTGTTTACCAATGAGCCATTGGCGAGCCAGACAAGCCGGGATGGCCGTTTGGAGAAGAACCTTGCAGCCGCTGCGACAATGAGCAGCAACACGAGGCTCGGAATGACGGTGTGTGTCATGTGTTTTTTTCCTTTTTGTTTTGTTGGTTGCTACCCCCCGCGTCATGCGGTGGTGAGAGTATTATTTTCCTTTTTTCTGCGGCGCCGTGAGGCGATCCAATTCCGCCTCCTCACGTTTTGACTTTTCGGCTTCATTGTGGTCGTCGTTATCGATCTGAGCCGTCGCCGCGAGCGCGGCCATGTCTTTTCCCAGGGCGGGCGACAATTTTAGCCTTCGCGCCGTCTCAGCAGAGATACGAGCCTCGCGGGTTATCGGCTCGCGGGTTATCGGCTCGCGGGTTATCGGCTCGCGGGAAGTTGTGGGATCAATAATTTTGGTGGGGTCGGTGTTTTCGTCAGGCATAAGTATGATTTATTCTTGGGTTTCACTGCGTTTCATTTGAGCGAAAAGCTGTTGTCCTTCCGGCGTGGCCATTACGGCGGCATAAGAATCGCCGTAGTTTTCATTTGGGAAATCTTTCTGGCGCGCGGCTATCATGCCCTCCTGCTTCAAGCGGCGTTCCTGTTCGGTGGCGATAGTGGACGCATGGGCATTTGGTAAATCAACCGAGTGAACTTTTCTTCCAGCGTGACCAACGGCATTTGCGATTTCATCAAAATTCGCATCCTTGGCCGTGAGTTTTTCGAGGAGGGCAGGCGCCGCATCAATCGTTAATTTTCTTTGCAAAACGAGAAGATCGACGGTCGCCTTAGCCCTGGCCTTTCTCTCATTGGCGCAAGCCGTCTCGAGGTCGCTCCTGGCCTTATCATGGGCCGCGTAAGCCGCCCTCATGGCCTTGGTGCGCTTCTTTACCTCGTCCACCTTGTCGGCGCTTTGGAGTTTTGGCTCCAGCGCGGTTTCAAGCGCGGCGATGCCGTCCTTGGGGTCGGTTCCCATCCGTTCGTGAAGTTTCTGTATGAATGAATCCGCGTCGGTGTCGCCCTTCATGGCCTCGGCATTCACCAGCATGATCCAGTCACGTTCGGCCTCAATCGCCTCCGTCTCGTTGGATTTATTGCCTTCACCGACGGACCTCACTGATTCGAGGGCGGCGATGCACTGCTCCACGGTTTTATCCTCATCATCCTTAAACCCAGCAAGTATTTTCAGCCGGCCTGGGGCAATGGATTTAAGCCCCATATCATTTCCGTCACTGGTGGCATTCGCGAGGCTGGCGGGTTTGACAGGGATGTTGGGTTCGTTCGTGAATCCTGCGCTCTTCACCTTGATGGGACGATAAATTTGAACCCCATTTTCTTTCCCATCAGGAACAGCTCCCCAGTTGACGCTGTGACCGTGAAACTGTTTGGAGTTAACAATTTCCTTGCCGGCGGCGCTCCATTCCATTCCCACAAAAAGCCCATGATCTGGACAGGGTTCGGCTTCGTTGTCGCCCGCTGCGTTTGCGAAGGCGTTGCAGATGCCACATGACGGGTCAAAACGGGTCTCCATCTTTACTCCGCGGCCTTTGGATGCCACGTCCGTATGCCCAGGTTTCCCCTTAAATGATGCGTGATCTGGATGGCCAATATAAAAAGGCATCCCCATCGGCTGACCCTTTGTTTTACCCAGCCCTTTGTTGAAGGCGTTGGCGATTGTATCTCCGTCCTCGTGCGTGAAACGCTGTATTACCCGCTGGCCACCGTTGGAATTGGCAAAATCGCCAAACGGCGATAGTTGAACCCAATGGAGACCTTCCGCCGGCGGTGGGGTGATGCGGTCATTTCCAAGGAATAAATCCTGCGCTTTCCCCGCGGCTTCGTTGGCGAGATAGAGCACAGCCAGACATGCAAGGCGAATTTTATTCATTTGTGTTGGAAAATAGGGTTTTCAATACCGCGTCCTCAAGAGCGACAGCAGCGGGACGGTTTTCTGGATAAACGGAATTTGCCCACGATTGCAAGCTTTTTATTGATAATGCGATCTCATTAGCAATATCCGCAGGCCCGGCCTCGGCTATTTTTTTCATCCGTTGCTCAAGCCATTCGTGATGCGCGACATGGATTCCTGACCTGTCTGGAAGAAGTGCGTTTACCAGCGACATCGATGCGTTGGCTTTTTGCTTTGGGCTCGATGGCTTTTGCAGTCCAACGGGGGTGCCGGGGGGTTCCGTTGGGTCCACAATCCCGGTTTCACTGTCCGTGATCCTCTGAATGATCTCGGCGGGATTGCGCAGCGGAACGTCGTCCTCGCGGATCATCGGGATGGCAAACCTGTCCATGGTTGCTTTCATGCCAATCTGCGAACCGGCCTCCAATAGGGTTCGCAGCACCAACATTTCATTCTGAACATTCAAGGTTTTAGGAACCACCAATTCACTCAATGCGCTCGGGGAGCGTCCAAATTTCTGCCAGATAATCCATCGATCCAAATACATGTTAAGGGTCTCCCGGATTGTCGCCGCATCATCATCAAGCAAGATATACGCCTCATCCCCTTGAATACTGGCCCCCTTCTTGTCGGCGCTCATGGTGCTTAAATCCTCGCCGCGCCATAGTGACATCAATGTTCTGTCCATGCGCTCCACCAAAGGGGGAAATGGCAATACCCCTTCGCCTCTGGCCTGAACAAGGCTTAATGGCTCCTTTACCGTGCCGTCATCCCCATAAATAACACCGCTCCAGTTATTTCCAAATTGCGACACGGCCGTCATCAACGATTGGCCGGCCTGTGATCCCTGGGCCGCGTTGGTCCTTCCGAGCACTCCCGGGGTTCCGAATTTATCACTATAACAAACCCAGTCTTTCAGGGACATGTTTTTGAACATGTATGCGATTGAGCACGCTTCCATGATGCCATCCCCCTTGGTAATCATCCATCCGCCGGGGTCGAGCGGGATACCGTCAGCTCCCCCAAATGGAAGCTTCAGAAATTGCAGACGCCCACTTCGATTCTCAAAAAACCACAGCGGCACGAATCTTAATTCCGCCGTCAGCACCTCCCCTGGCTGCCAGACAATCTCATGTACCGCGTAGTATTTTCCAACCGCGTCCATCATCTGCCTAACCAGCAAAGGAAACCCACCCACTTCGTTTTGGTCAAGAGCGTTGACCACGGTGATGTTGTTGTAAAAATCATCCAGTGCCCTGGCATCTTCCTCGGCCTCGGGTGTATTGACCAGTTTACGGCTCTGCCTCAATAGCCTTGACGCCGCCTTCTTCCTTTTACTGGCGACGTTCCTAATCACATCGTCACGCCGCTCAATCTGCTCCCAGACCAGGGCGGCATACGCCACGTATCCCAGCACCCTTTGATCTAGGTACGTGGAAAGAAGTTGAGGGGTAAGGAATCGGAGGGGATTGAAAATACTTCTCAGCGCCAGCATGACAACATCCGCCGTGACTTCCCCGTTTACCTTGGGGGCAACACCGGGGGAAAATTGCTCTGGATTCCCAGCTGACGTCACGCGCTCAATGTCCCCCTGTCTTCCCTGTAATTCCCAATTACTGACGTTTTGCGGACCCGCAAGCGAGTCGTGAACTCGGGAGGTTCCGTTTATTCGGGGCCGTGAGGATGTTTTTCGAGCCACGCGGCACGTTTACCGGAGGTTTATTGATAATGCAATATCATTTTCAAAAGCAAAACCAAGGAAACCCTGGCACCTAATATGCTCCCACGTTCTTCATGCACATCGTGCGAATCGTCAGCCATCCCAACCCCGCCGGACGCACGTTTTATGATGCCGAAATCTGGACCCCAACGGGTTCGCCCATCCATTCAACCCATGACACCTCGCAGGATGCCCTCGACTGGGTTGAATCCATCATGCCCGGCATCGAGACCCGTTGGTGGGTCAAACCAGCGCAATCAGGCGCCGATCATGCCGGTCACTGAGAAATGGCGTGGATGGCTCTCTCACAGGCGCTTCGTAAGCAAATTGACTCTCCCTCACCTTCATCGCTCTCACCAGCAACGCCAGCGCCCAAAACTCATCCGCATGCCCAGCCTCATCTCTGGTTGCCGCGATCTTTACCCCGTTCGACGTAGCAATCCGCTCAGGTTTCCTCAAGCTGTCGCGAAATTCCCGCTCATTTGGTATCTTGATCCCTGTCCCCTCAAATACCCGCAATAAATCCATAGCCATCAGCTCCGTCACCAGCCCGGTATCTTCCCTCTCCAATCCATCCTTGTTTTCCCGCGGCTCTCTGGACGCAAAATGCACAGCCTCGGCCCGGTGCTGTCCAACCCCAGGCAAGTCCTGCGCAAATTCAACTAGGAATTGTCCGATCCCGGTCCTGTCCAGGCACGCCCTCCCGAAATTCCGCATCCCAAACACCGCGCGAAATTCTTTCAACTGCGATTGCCCTCGCATGTTCGCCATCCTCAATACTCCCCTAACAAAAATACACCCCCCCACCTTCTCCGCAGCCACAATAACGGTCAAATCCCTGTTCCTTCCAATGTCCACCCCATAACACATCGGTCCACGGCAATTCTCCATAAATTTCAATGCATCAAACGTCCACTCCTGCGAGCAAATAAAGCATTCCCGGGTCCTGTCGTCGTTCACCAAATACTCGGCCTTCTCAATCAGGTCAAAGGTCAATAACGCCGCATTATCATCACAAAACGAGCACTCGTAATTTTGATCGTAACTGGCCTTGTCCATCGATTCAGCCCTCGCCTCATCCGGCGTTATCTCCCTCCTCGTCACCGGATGATATATTGGTACCCCCATCCGGTACGCCTCACTGCGCCTGATCCTTGACACCAGAAAATCACTCCCAGGATTCGCCATTTTGTAAAACATGTTGAACCTCCCGTTCCCAGTCGATGCCACGCGACATGCATAATCCTTGTTCTCGCTAAATATCGGCGCGGCCGCATCCCAAATCGCTTCGCTGTCCTCCTGAAACGCAAACTCATCTAAAATCAGGTCCCCTCCAAATCCACGCGCCGTCCGAGGGTTTGCCGCCAACACCAATATGCGAGACACTATCCCATCCCCAAAGTTGAATCGTATCTCCATCCTCATGTTCTCCACCAAATCCCCATCGCTCTCATCCTTAAATTCCGCCTTCGACGCCAGCACCGCATTGGTCAATTCTGCGTACTTCGCCGCCGCGCCTATAAACTCTATCCCGTTCTGTTTAGAGTTACTCAATACCGTCACAAGCCTCCCAGGATTCTCAAGACACCTTTTTACCGCCCACGCCCCCAATGTAAAACTCTTCCCCAGCCGTCTCCCCCAATGCAGCACCAGCACGCCGGCATTCGAGAAAAATACCACCTCCTGGTACGACCGCCACTTAACCAAGCGCGTTCGGTATTCCTCGCTCTCGGTGTACCCAGGCGAAAATGTCACTCTCCCATACGGGTCAATGATCATGGGTCAATGTTTTCAAAAATTTCGCGGGATTTTTTGCGGCTTTTCCAATCCTTGTTTTTTTTTTCCAGCGCCATCGAGATCATTTCATCATCCATCCTATCAAGTAAATCTGCTTTATTAGCGCGTTTACCCCGCGTCTCACTGGGGTGGGTCGATTTTTTCAAAATGTCAGGATTGTGCGAGGAGGTTGAAAGCAAAGCACTTTTTTCCC